GAACTACACCCCATCCGCTAGAAAGATCGCCGGTTTCGGCCGGCTGCGATACTGTACAGAGATTCGAGTACGGGCGGCAACACGGACTGCCCGTATGATTGCGTGCGGCAGAGGCTGGGACGATGGCGAAGAAGAAGCGGACGACCACTAGACAGCCCGGTAAACTCATGGCCATGGACATGGCAACGGAGATCGAGCGGGAACTGGTCGGCACTGCCGAGGCGGCCGAGATCCTGGGCGTTGGCGTCGGCTACCTGCGGCAGCTGGCCCGCGAAGGGGACATCTGGTCAGACCATCGCTTTGGCAAGCGGTGCCCCGTCTACGACGCCGTAGAGCTCAGAGAGCGTGCCAATGCTATTGCGGCAGAGCGAGCCGCCGGCAAGCGTCCAGGCCGCCCTCCGGCCAGCAAGAAGGGCTGAACTCCCCGGCTGAGAAAAAACTTCTCAAGCCCCTGTTGACATTGTGCAGATAACTGCACTACCCTTTGCCCGCATGGAGATGGTCATGAAGCGAGTGACGTGGAACGACATCGTGGTGGCCCTGAGCCTGGTGCATCTCGGCCAGCAGCTTGGGACCGAGAGCACACTGGCTCGAGCAGTGTTCGATGTCACCACGATCGTCGTCTCTTTTTTTGCTCGCATTTCGTAGATACCTGCACTATGCACTGGAATGTTGGTACAGCATCTTGCCCGCGTAGTGGACGCCCGTACACTACACCACCCAAGGAGAGAGCCCCCATGATTTTGAATCCAACCAGCCCGTCGGAAAACGAATACCTCGCCGCCATCGCTGGCCTCGGCGAGCAGACGCATAGCCCCGCACCGGCTCGCACCTACGCCGTCGGCGACTTCGTCAGCGGCTGCACCGCCGGCAAGCGGTGGCAGGGCCGCATCGAGTGGACCGACGGCGACCGGCTCACGCTGGACGTGGGCGGCGGCTGGCTCGCCGTTTCGGCCCGAGACGTGACGCACTGAACGCAGAAAGGACCGCCGCCTGGTGGAACCGGACGGCGGAAGGAGTGCGGCGGAGCCGCAGCAGCAAGGACGCACTGACCACCCGCAAAGCAGGACGCCGAGCGGGACTTTTCACACGTAGCAAAGGACGCAGAGATGACCACGGAGATTTCCACAAACACGACGCCAACGAGGGGGCTGGCCCTCGCCACGTTCGACGACGCCTTCAGGTTCGCCGCCATGGTGGCCAAGTCGGACTTCGCCCCGAAGGACTTCCGGGGCAAGCCGGAGTCCTGCCTGCTGGCCATCCAGCACGGCAGCGAGATCGGCCTGAGCCCGATGCAGTCGCTCCAAAACATCGCCTGCATCAACGGGCGGCCGGCGATCTGGGGTGACGCCGCCCTGGCCGTGGCCATGGCGAGCCCGGTCTGCGAGTACGTTCGAGAGCAGATCGAGGGCGACGGCGAGACCATGGCGGCCTGGTGTGAGGCCAAACGGCGGGGCTACGAGAAGCCGACCGTGGCCCGGTTCTCGGTGGCGGACGCCAAGAAGGCCGGCCTGTGGGGCAAGTCTGGCCCGTGGACGCAGTACCCCAAGCGGATGCTGCAGCTGCGTGCCCGAGGCTTCGCCCTGCGGGACGCCTTCCCCGACGTGCTCAAGGGGCTGGTGACGGCCGAGGAGGCCCAGGACTACCAGCAGCCCGAGCCGGTGCGTGAGCCGACGCCCAGCGTGGTGAAGGTGACGCCCGTGGCACCGGTCGTGCCCGAGGATCCGATGGGCAAGGCCCGCCTGGCGGTCAGCCGGGCCACGACGTTCGAGATGCTCGATGCGATTCGGTCGCTGGTGGACAAGCGGCACGCCGAAGGCGTCTTCAGCGAGGCCGCCAAGGACGAGCTCGTGGCCCTCATCCACCACAAGGCCGAGATGCTCATTGGCTCCGAGGACACCGGCACGGAGTTCCCGCACGAGGCCCCCGAGCACGAGGTGACGGCATGAGCAGCGTGTACATCGCCATGCTGGCAGACAGGATCGACGCCGACGGCGTTGGCTGGTGGCTGTTGGAAGGCAGCGAGGTGCCGATGGGCGGCGAGACGTACGTGCGGCACGGGTCCGTCCTGCGTGCCGACCGAGACGCCTGGCACGAGACACGATCGGCTGCGATGGACGAGGCCGCCGTTCGGATCGAAGTGATTGCCGCCCGGCTGTCGAAGCAGGCCGCCAAGATCCGCCAGGAGGCCGAGGACATTCGGCGAAAGGCGGTGGTGGAGTGACACGCTACGCCAACGTCAACGAGCGCGAGCCGCTCACCATCGGCATCGACACCATCGTGGCCTACCTCGAGCGGCAGCACATGCCACGAATGGCGGCGTTCGCCCGTGACTTGCAGCGAGCGGCCGAGTCTCACGCCGCAGAGCGTCTGCGGTGGCAGCGCGACTACGAGGAGGTCCGCGCTCGGCTTGACCAGTACGAGCCTAGGCGTAAGGCGTACGTGGATCGTGGGCACACTTTCACGGGGGACTGAAGACATGAGCGAGCCGATTCGAGACGCCGACGCTGTCGCTAGACACCGGGCTGATGATGAGATCCCGACGCCTGACGTGGCCGAGGCGACGCCGGATGACGGGGCACGACCGTGCCATGTCCCCGTGCGGCCCGGCTACGGCCAGGCGGCCTACAAGGCCGGGTGCGAAGACGAATGGATTGACCGCATGTCCGCTCGCTACGGAGGGGATTGGTAATCACGCCAGGCTCGTGGCGTTCCGGCCGTCATGCATGGCCGGCGAGCAGGGTTGCGGTGAATCCCTTCGTAATCGCCGCAGCGTCGGATTGGTTCTCACTCCATACCCAAGGCCGACGCCGGGTGCCGCACGAGACGCGGCCAATACACGAAAGGATTCGTTGTGAACCACTACGGCATCGAAGACGCCCCGGCTGGCCCGCTGTTCACTCCGCGTGCCCCGTCAAACGGCACGATCACTTCGGCCGCAGCCGCCGACTCGCTCAGGCCGGCGACGCTGAACGCCATGCAGCGGCGCGTGCTCGAGCTCCTGGCGGTATGGCCGCAAGGACTCACTGACGAGGAGATGCAGCACAAGCTCGGCATGAACCCGTCAACGCAGCGGCCACGACGTGGCGAACTAGCACGGGCCGGGCTCGTCGTCGAGTGCGGCACCAGGCGGACGACTAGCGGGCGGATGGCGAGCGTGTGGCGAATCGCAACTTGACGAGCGTGCCACGGTAGGCACGGGTTCAGAACATCACGCACGGAGGCAGTGACATGCCGCAGGTTTACGAAGACATCATCGTTGACGCAGAGTTTGCCGCACTGATTCCGCCGCTGTCGGCCGAAGAGCGGCAGCAGCTGGAAGAGAACATCATTGAGCACGGCGGTGCTCGAGACCCGCTTGTGGTGTGGGCCAACAAGGGGACGCTAACGCTTCTCGACGGTCACAACCGCTACGAGATTTGCACGCGGCTGGGAGTTGATTTTGACATCAAAGAAATGCGTTTTGATGATCGAAACCACGCAATGCTGTGGATTATCGACAACCAAAAGGGCCGCCGAAACCTTGCGGCTTTTGCTCTTGTTGAGTTGGAGCTCAAGCGCCAGCAAATTTATCGTGCGATAGTGAGCCCAGTAGGCAGGCCGCCAAAGCAGTCAATTCCCCTGAAATCTGGGGAGTTACTTGGCAAGCACGAACGGGAACTAGACGCAAAAATCGGCGACGCCGCAGGCGTTTCTCGTGACACAGTTGCGAAGGTTAGAAGGATCGACGCCGCCGAGAAGGCCGGAAAGGTTGACGCCGAGACTGTCGCGAAGTTGCGAACAGGGGAAGTCTCAATCAATCGAGTCGTTCGTGACTTGAAAGAACAGGAAACGTCCGTAAGGCGTCAGGAACAGAAGGCCGCAGCAGTGGCAAAGCGGCAGTCAGTCGATGGCCTCTACCTCGGAGACTTTCGCAAGATCGGCGACAAGATCCCCGATGCGTCGGTTGACCTGATCTTCACCGACCCGCCGTACGACCGTAAGGCCATCGATCTGTACGACGGCCTTGGTGAGTTTGCAGCAAGAGTGCTGCGGCCAGGCGGAAGCCTCATCGCCTACGTCGGCCACATCCAACTGCCGGACGTGCTGACGGACCTCTCAAAGCATCTTCGCTATTGGTGGACGTGTGGATGCTTCCACGCCGAAGCAAAGGCCCGCATGACCGAGTACGGCATTGTCGCTGGATGGAAGCCCATCGTGTGGTTCGTCAAGGAGACGCGAGGCGACAAGCAGACTTTCATCACGGACGTGGTGACAGGTGCCCGTGAGAAGTCGCACCACGATTGGCAGCAGGCCGTCTCAGAGGCCCGCTACTTCATCGACCTGCTAACTCAGCCAGACGACTTCGTTGTGGATCCGTTCTGCGGCGGCGGAACCACGCCAGTAGCGTGCATCAAGTCTGGCCGGAAGTGGGCTTCGTTTGAGATTGACGAGGCTAACTTTTGTAACGCTTCGTCACGAATCAAGGAGGTCATGGATGACCAGACCCTTCAGTAATCGGGCGCACTGCCCGAACTGTAAGTGCGAGATGACTCTCGAAACTGCGCTAGGCCGCTGGCTTCGAGGCAGGTCTGACCTTCGTTCAGAGGATGGCATCAACATCTACGACGAAGACCACTTTTGCGACCGCCGAGTCGTTCACAAGTTCAAGGAAAACGGCGACCGTAGCGCCCAGTGCTACATGACCATCGAGGTGAAGGAATACGGGGCGTTTCCTTCCGATGCACAGCGATCGACTTTTGCGATTCTGAGCGGCTATCTGAAGAACTTCTTTGGAAACCGTCACACGCGGCGAGGTGCGACTAGGGACATCGCCGGGAAGCGCAAGCAGGTCTGGGATCCTGTGTTTGAACGGTGGGTTCGCGTCCGCCATTACGGATACCACCTTTTGCAGTTTGAGAAGACATCCCCAGAAGACTCTGCCTGGATTAAGTGGGACGGCAAAGAGATCTCAGCAGGCCAGTTGGTGGCTCTGCTTCGGTTTGATATTCACCCGTTGACCCTCAAGCCGATGGACGCACGTGACCACCATCGTCAAAAGACGTTCCCCCTCTTGTCGGAGTAGACACACGTGGCCGGTGAATGGATTCCCCTTGACTGCAACCTCGGCACGAAGCCCGAGGTGCTCGAGCTGGTGGACGACACCGGGCTGCCTGTTGAGGCGGTCTGCTGGCGTCTCATCCAGTTGTGGTCATGGGCTGCCCTTAACTCGTCTGACGGCACGATCAGGGCAACGCCCAGGCGTGTCGCTGCCGTGGCGGGAGGTGACGAAGCGTTCTGGCTCGCTGTTGAGCGAGTCGGCTGGGTGACGTTTTTGAACGGCACCATCGTCATCGAGGGCTGGGAAAAGCGGTTCTCGCAGGCTGCCAAGGCCCGTGCAATGCACGCAAGGAGGCAGGATTCCTACCGGTGGCGCTCGCGTGACGGTGGACCGTCACAGGGTGGTGACGGTGCGGAGTCACTACAGGAGAAGACAGGACAGGAGAGGAGAGAAGAAGAAATACAACCGGCTGCGCCGGTTCCGACGAGCGATCCGCCGAAGGCGTCTCGCACGCCGGCGAAGCCCAAAGTGGCGTGGACGGCTGTAGCCGGGTGGACAGGCATCACGGACGAAGACCGCCGTGAGTGGGCCGAGGCGTACCCGGGTGCTGTGCTCGCCCAGGAGCTCGCCAAGGCCACGGCCTGGCTAAAGGCGAACCCGAGCCGGGCGGGCCGCCGCAACTGGCGTGCGTTCGTCGTGCGTTGGCTGTCGAAGTGCCAAGACAAGGGCGGCACGAACCGAGAGACCGGCAAGCGTCCCGAGGACGTGGAGCGAAAGGCGGCCTTGGATCGTAAGGCGGCCGAGTTCGCGCGAATGGCACCTGCCCCGTACCGGCGGCCCGCCGAGGTCGCCGCGCTTGCATCGAACCTGAAACTCAAGGAGGAGAACCTATGAACACGACAGCCAAGGAGCGGCTTACCGCTCGCCAGCAGGAAGTGCTGGACTTCATCGTGGCAAACATGAGTTTGTACTCGCCGACGGTCAGGCAGATCGCCTCTGCCATCGGTGCGAAGTCTCCGCACGCCGCCACGGTGCACCTCGACGCCCTTGAGAAGAAGGGCTTTATCCGCCGCACGCCCGGCAAGCCCCGCAACATCGAGGTGCTGTCATGACAAACGACGAGCTCATCAGCGGCCTGCGTGAGATTGCCCAGGCGTGCAGCCATGCGGTGCGTAGGACGACGAGGAGGGGCGTTCGCAACCAGTTGCGGTGGCAGGCCGACGTGATGCTGGGTGCCGCTGACGCCATCGTGCAGCTGCAGCAGCGGCTGGTGCGGCAGGCGTGCTACTTCGAGCACATCGAGGCGGTGAACGAGCCACGGTGGCCGCTGCTCGAGGACGACGACACCGATGCGGGGGCTGCGCTATGAGCATCACCGATTGGGTTTGGATCTCTGTTGGGCAGTTTTCGCTCGCTGCGACGTTCGCACTGGGCATTTTGGTGGGTGTGTCTCTGACGCGAAAGGACTCGTGACATGGCGACTGCAACGAAGGAAAGGGCAGGGCTGACGATTCAAGCCGGCACGCTGCTGGCGGCGCTGAACGACGTGACCAGGGCTGTAAGCCCGCGCGGCCCGAAGCCGATCTTGCGGAACGTCCGCATCGGCGACGGGCTCATCACCGGGACGGATCTTGAGATCCGCATCGACCGTGAGATCGGCGAGCAATGCGAGCCCATGCTGCTGCCGGCCGACAGGCTCACGGCGATCCTGCGTGCCTGCAAGTACGACGACGAAGTGACGCTGACGCCGAAGGGCAGCACCGTCACGATCAAGTGCGGCCGTGGCAAGTGGGACTTGCCGACCGAGGACGTGGCCGAGTACCCGACGTGGGATCCGGTGGACGCCACGCCCGTGTGCCGCCTGCCGGCGGATCAGTTCATGCGTGCCGTGCGTGCCGTGTCCTACGCCACGGACAACGAGTCCAGCCGCTACGCCCTGGGCGCGGTGCTCATCGACGTGACGGGTGGGGATCCGACGTTCGTGGGTACGGACGGCCGGCGGCTGTCGGCGGTGCAGACGGAGACGGACCAGGCGGTGGACGACTCTCAGACGCTCGTGCCGGCCGTGGCGGCTCGCATCGCTGCCACGCTCAGCGAACGCAGCGAGGGCTCGGTGCAGATCGAGGCGACGAAGAGCGACGTGGTCTTCACGTTCGACGGCGGCGTGCTCACGGCCCGCATCGTGGACGGCCGCTTCCCGAAGTGGCGCGACGTGTTCCCCGAGGCCAGCACTGAGCCGCACGTCGTGGAGCGCGAGGAGCTGCTGTCGGCGACCAGGGCTGCGGCCGTCGTGGCCAGCGAGCAGAGCAAGGGCGTCACGTACGACTTCGGCGAGACGCTGACGCTCACGGCCCGCTCGAGCGAGTACGGCGAAAGCAAGGCGAAGTGCTCGGTGGTGCAGGCGGGTACTGCTTGCAAGGTGAAGCTGGACCCGGCCTTCGTGCGTGACTACCTGCAGGGGCTGCCGGCCGACGAGGAGCCGAACGTCTCGATCCATGCGACCGGGCCTGCCGGTGCCGTCACGCTGTCGTGCGGCGAGTACCGGGGCGTCATCATGCCGCTGTCGGAGGACGCATGAGGTACGGACGTGTAGCGTCGTTCGCCCCTGCCGATGAGCAGGAGTTTGCCCGGCTGTGGGC